CGGCACAGGTATTGTCTACCAAGAGCTTGACAAGATCGCAGGATTCAAACTGGTACCCAATTCAGTACGTGACGTATCAGCGAATGGTTTTAGCACTGACAAGAACACATTAAACTTCTTGCTAGCTCAGGCGCAACGTAAGGGCTATGACGAGGCGATTGAGTTCTTACAGGGTATGCGTAGGCTTAACGCCTTGAACGTCTACCTTACGTCCTTCTGTGGCGGTATACGACGCAATACACGTAGTAATAGTATCCTGCACACAACCTATAACCAGTGCATCACTTCGACAGGGCGACTGTCTTCTTCTGATCCCAACTTCCAGAATCAACCACGAGGCGGTACGTTCCCGATTCGTAAATGCGTTGTCTCTCGGTTTGAAGGCGGGGAGATCATGGAAGCTGACTTCAGTGGCCTAGAGTTCCGTGTAGCTGGTGTGCTGTCCAAAGATGCTCAGATCTACGAAGACATTGTGTCAGGCAAGGACGTACACAAGCAGACTGCCGCTATCATCAACCAGTGTGACATTGACGAAGTGACCAAGGACATGCGCCAACAAGCTAAGGCGTACACCTTTGCACCGCTCTATGGTGGACAAGGTGGGGCTGAACCACCTCACGTGCAGGCGTACTTCAGGGAATACTTCAACATCTACGAAGGATTGCATCAATGGCACGAACGCCTCAAGAAGAATGTCTTAAAGCACGGCACGGTAACCTTGCCTTCAGGCCGTCAGTTCTACTGGCCTAACGTAGAGCGCAAGCAAGGAGGTAGGGTTACGTATGCAACACAGATCGTAAACTACCCTGTGCAATCATTTGCTACGGCAGACATCGTACCGCTTGCTTGTATACGTGTGCACAAGAAGATGCAGGAAGCAAACCTCAAATCATTGTTTGTGCTCACCGTACACGACAGTATTGTTGTAGACGTACACCCAGACGAGATGGATATCGTCAAAGAAATTCTGATTGACGGAATGGAAAACGTTGCAGAAGAATTGCTTGTACGCTATAATCACGAGATGGTAATTCCACTCGCCATTGAAATAAAGAGTGGATCAAATTGGCTAAATGGAAATGTGATATATGAGTAACGAAGTTGCAACATATAATGGAATGACACCCGACCAACTCATGGAAGCCATGGGCGTTCAGGTGCAAGTACAACAGCAAAGCGGCAACCGTATGCCTCTTCTGAAGATTAACTACTCTGAAGAAGACGATGACGGTAATGAGTTAAAGAAGGGATACTTCCAGCTACAAACTGAGAATGGCCCTGTGTACGCAAAGGATGCAAAGATCCGTGTGTTTGCGGACTATATGCAATATCTAGACTATGACCCAGAACAAAACGCTGTGGTCAACAAGACAATCATTCACCGTGTTGGTGATGAGCCAGTCGATGAGTTAGGTAGCATCCGTTGTGGTAAGCCTACGTCTCGTGAACTGCGTGAAGCAGACGATGCGACTCGTGCGAAGTACTCTAACATTACGTGCTTCCGGTACCTGTACTCTACTGTCAGCATGAATGCACAGACTGCGACAGGTGAACACGTAGAGATTGTCGATGAGCCTTGCCTGTTCCGTGTGAAGGGTGCGAGCTTCCTGTCATTCTCTGAGCAGGTGATTGAGCCTTGCCGTACGCAAAAGCTACAGTTCAATCAGGTCACTAGTGCCTTGACTACAAAGCGTCAGAAGAAAGGTTCTGTCACATACTTTGTGATTGAGTTTGATCCTGACTTCAGCAACAAGGTAGAGGTCACCACAGACGACCTCCACTTCATGACCAAAATCCTTGATACGGTCAACGCAGAGAACAAGCAGATCATACAGAAGCACAACGATGCCCTGTACGGTAAGCAACGTGATGTGCAAGATGCCAAGGTCGTTGAAGAGGTTGAAGACATTTTAGAAGCTGACTTTGATGAGACAGCATAATGTCTAGTATGCCTCCGAAATACGAGGTTCAGGTACGTGAGTATCTATCTAAGTTGTCGGCAGGGGAAGCTCCCCCTGTCGATGACGCACTGATAGACCAAGCGTGTGAGGACTTTCGTAACGCACTGCTCAAGCAATTTAACCGTGACAACAAGGACTTTACTGTCCGTATGTCAAACGCTGGGAGACCACGTTGCCAGTTGTGGTGGCAAAAGAATCACCCAGAAAAGGCTCAGAGCTTGTCGTATGACTTCATCATGAAGATGCTGTTAGGTGACTCAATTGAAATTTTAGCCTTGCTTTTGATGCGGGCCGCTGGTATAACTGTAGATTCGTATCACGGAAAGGTCACGCTACCGTTAGAAAACGACGGCGTAATCAACGGCGAATACGATGTCGTGATAGATGGCAAAATATGGGATATCAAATCCGCTTCTCCTTTTGCCTTTGAGCATAAGTTTAAGAGCTTTGCCGCACTTCAAGAAGATGATTCATTCGGGTACCTAGCCCAAGGATTTGGCTACGCAAAAGCGGCAGGCTTGCCGTTTGGTGGATGGATCGTCATCAACAAATCCACTGGAGAGTGGAAGTTTGTTGAAGCAGACCCCGATGCCTCAGATGAATACGTAGGTGTGATCCAAGACACCTACGATTACATTGCTACGGACCAAGGTTTTGAGCGATGCTACGAGGACATTGAGGAGACGTACCGTGGTACACCCACAGGTAATCGGTACATCGCAAAAAATTGCATGTATTGTGATTACAAGTTTTCGTGCTGGCCTACACTAGAGTATCGACGTGTAGAAGCATCACAAGCTAAGAACAAACCGTGGAGGTATTACACCGTCTATGCCGGTCCCGACGAAGAAGAAAACGCAGGCTAAAAAGAAGAGTCGCTCTCTTAATCATACCAACAATGCCAGAAGGATAGCCGCAAGGAAGCAAGGCTATCGCTCTGGTTTGGAGATGCAGATTGCGGCTCAGATTAGAGCACAAGGCATAAAGGTCATGTACGAAAATCCTGATTCAAAGATCAAGTTCGTACAGCCAGCCAAGAACAGAACGTACACACCAGACTTTATCCTGCCCAATGGGATTATCATTGAGACAAAGGGACGCTTTGTTTCAGATGACAGGAATAAACATCTGTGGATCAAAGAACAGTACGGTACAGAAATGGATATTCGTTTTGTGTTTAGTAACTCTAGAGCAAAGCTGTACAAAGGTTCTAAGACATCGTACGCAGATTGGTGTCACAAAAACGGATTCTTGTTTGCGGACAAGGAAATCCCTGAGGAGTGGTTTAATGAGTAACGAAGAGAATAAGCAACCTAAGATTGAGTTAAACCTTATACCCGGTGAAGCATTCTTACGCCTTGCCTTTAACGAGGACACAAGCTCAACAGAGTTTACGGTTGGGTTGTTTCCTTCAGAGCGAGTAGAAGATGCAGACTTTGATGATGAGGTTGACATTGATCCAGACACAATGCTTACACTGTGTTCAGCAGGGCTTGCGTACTTCCTGCAATACGACACAGACACTTTGATGCAGGCTGGCATGAAGTACATCTCAGAAGACAACGAAGTGTTTGACATTATCGTAAATACAGAAGACACTCAGTTCTACTCAAGTTTAACCGAGGAGCAAATGCAGTTGATGAGTATGACTGCACAAGGAGAAGCATGATGTCAATGCACTATGATAAAGACTTTCTTGTTGACGACTTAAGCACAATCACACTTGTGGACTTAGATACACAAGACGAAATGGTTGTAAACTTAGACATGGTTAACAAGCCACCACACTACGTCCTGAAGCCGGGTTTAGAAGTTATTGATGTGCGGACAGCCATCTTTGAAAAACTCCAGCGAGAGGGCATTGTGGTGCCTTACGCAGACATGTCTGACTGGGACCGAGCATGGGAATACTTGACCCGCATGTTTTTCAAGAACGGAAAAGAAGATGCGGAAAAGTCCTTGTATTATATGACTCGTCTCGTAGAACGAATGAAGAAACGGGGTGAGTCTTATGAGACAGAAGATTAATCTCCGTGTCCCAGAAACCCAACTACAAAAAATATTGGGCTTCTCTGACGAAATGCTTACGATGATTGAATCCGACATGGACAACCTAAGTGAGCATGAAGTACACGCCGCTAAAGAATTGCGGCACATACTAAATAAGATAGTCAATATGTACAGGGAACAAATTGAATATGAGCCAACCACAAAACCAGACAAGAATCAAAATCAATCTTGAAAGAGATGCCCTTTTAACCGAGCAAGCAATCAAGCTCATGGAAGACTACTATATGCTTCCGTGGGAAAAGTCTCCGCAGGAAGCGTATGCACGTGCGGCTGAGGCTTATTGCTACGGTGATTACGCATTAGCACAAAGGGTGTATGACTATGCTAGTCTTAACTGGTTTATGTTTGCCAGCCCTGTATTGTCTAACGCACCAGCACCTGACAGCAAAGCAACAGGATTACCTATATCTTGTTTCCTTTCTTACGTGGATGATAATCTCAACTCTCTTATTGATCATCCAGAAGAAGTGGCTTGGCTTTCTGTAAAGGGTGGTGGCGTAGGCGGACACTGGTCTGCTGTTCGTGGTATTTCAGAGAAAGCCCCCGGACCCATCCCATTCATGAAAGTCATTGATAGCGGGATGACTGCATGGAAGCAAGGGCGTACCCGTAAAGGATCGTACGCCGCATATCTCGATGTGTCACATCCTGACATTGTCGAGTTCGTAAACTTTAAAGTACCCACAGGTGGTGACATTAATCGCAAGTGCTTTAACTTGTTTAATGCCGTGAACATCACCGATGACTTTATGAAGGCAGTAGAATATGGAACAGAATGGACACTTAGAGACCCTCATGACGGATCTGTTAGAGACACAGTCTCAGCTAGAGGACTTTGGGAAGACTTACTTGAAGCTCGCTTCAGAACTGGCAGTCCTTACCTTAACTTTATCGACACAGCCAACAGAGGCTTACCAGAAAACCAAAGAGAACTTGGATTGCGCATTCACGGCTCTAACCTCTGCAATGAAATCCACCTCCCGACAGATACAACACGTACAGCAGTCTGTTGCCTCTCCAGCATCAACCTCGAAAAGTACGACGAGTGGTCAGGAAGCGGAATGGTTGCAGACTTGGTTAGATTCCTTGACAACGTACTCCAATACTTTATCGACCATGCACCAGAAGAACTTGGAAAAGCTAAATACAGTGCTTCAAGGGAACGCTCGTTAGGACTAGGGGCCATGGGGTTCCATGGTCTGCTACAGAAGAAAGGCATGGCATGGGACTGGTTCAGTGCTCAATCCTTGAATATGCGTATCTTCAAGGAGATTAAAGATGAAGCTGTTGCTGAGTCTATGGAACTCGCCCGAGAGCGTGGTGAGGCTCCTGACATGGAAGGTACGGGCATGCGTAATGCCCACCTTCTTGCAATTGCACCCAATGCTAACAGTTCCATTATCTGTAATGCTAGTGCTAGTATTGAGCCTATTAAGTCTAATGCTTATACCCATCGTACTCGTGCGGGTGCTCACCTTATTAAGAACAGGCACCTAGAGTCTGTACTAGAAGGATACGGAAAGAACGATGATAAAACGTGGTCTAGCATCATATCGAATGAAGGCTCAGTCCAGCATCTGGACTTCCTCAGTTCCGATGACAAAGAAATTTTTAAAACAGCGTTTGAGATTGATCAAAGCGAAGTCGTTAATCATGCGGCAGATCGGCAGAACTACATCTGTCAAGGTCAGTCAGTCAACCTGTTCTTTCCGTCAGGTTCACCTGCCTCGTACGTCAATAGCGTACATCTACGAGCTTATAAGCGGGAACTCAAGGGCCTTTACTACCTGCGTACTAATGCAGGAGTCGAGGCAGATAAAGTCGGTCTTGCAGTGGAGCGGGTGGCTCTTCAGGATGCCGAAGAATGCCTTTCGTGTCAGGGGTAACACATGTCTGTAAGGAAGCGATTTGACAGGGAGCTATACCAAAAGTATGACTCCCTCGCAAAACAAGCAACCAAGCAATTCTTAAACGAGACAGGGTGTACGGTTAATCCGCACCCCAATCGTTACGCACAGGATCTTGTTGTAACGAAAGACACAGAAGAGTTTTGTGCTGAATGCGAAGTCAAGCTCATCTGGAAGACTGAACAGTTTCCGTACGAGAATGTTCAGTTACCCCAACGCAAGAAGAAATTCTTTGACGTACCCACTCAATTCTTTATATGGAATCACAACCTACGTAGGGCGGCTACGTTCTGGTCTGAAGACATTAAAGACTTAGAACCTGTAGAAGTCCCTAACAAGTACGTGTACAAAGGAGAGTACTTCTATCAAGTACCTTTGGACATGGTAACCTTTGTGACCATTGAGCACGACATGGAGTTGCCTTAAGTATGACATCCAAAGATGTAGAATCTATGCTGTACAAAACATGGCTTAAATTGTTGAAGGCCAGTGTAAAGCACAAAACGAATAAGATCATTAAACTAGAAAACAGACTGATTCAGTTAGAGCTAGAAAAAAGATATGAGAAATCCTGATAGCGTGTTAGATAAACTAAAGTTCTATAGAGAAATTGCGCAGAGTGGTTTAGAGTACACACCACCTCCGCAGTTTTTTGTAGATACAGAGGAGGTAATTACTGCCCTGATCAAGGAGGTCAACCAGTTACGGGCAGAGTTAAGAAGGAAGACAATAATCACCACAAATGAGGAGCAGTCACAAGATGGCACTACTTGAATTGAATACCACGTACAAACCTTTTAAATTCCCATGGGCTGTTGAGTATGCAGTATCACATGAGAAGGTCCACTGGGGTGAGTGGGAAGCCAAGCTACAAGAAGACGTAGCTCAATGGAAGAATGGGAAACTAAACCCAGAAGAAAAGAATCACATCACACAGATCTTGCGGCTCTTTACGCAATCCGATGTAGCTGTCGGTACAAACTACTTAGAGTACTACATCCCTAAGTTCAAGAACAACGAAGTTCGTGCCATGCTGACTAGCTTTGCGAATCGTGAGTTCGTACATCAGCGTAGCTATGCTTTGCTAAACGATACCTTAGGTTTACCTGAAGAAGAGTTCAGTGCATTCCTAGAGTATCAGCAGATGGCAGAGAAAGTTGAGTTTATGCAGGACATTGACGTAACAAGCCACGCAGGACTCGCTAAGGCTGTTGCACGGTCTGCAATGAATGAGGGCATGGCTCTGTTTAGTGCGTTCGCAATGCTATTGAATTACCAACGTTTCGGTAAGATGCGAGGCATGTGTGAGATTGTAGAATGGTCAGTGCGTGATGAGTCTATGCACTGTGAAGGAATGACAAAACTATTTAGGACTTTCTGTGAAGAGCATCCACGAATTGTTACTGACGAGTTTAAGAAAGATATCTATCAGATGTTTCGTGACGCAGTTAAACTTGAGGATAAAGTTATTGACTTGGCGTTTGAGATGGGGGTCGTGGAGGGTCTCACGGCAGAAGAGGTTAAGAAATACATTCGTTACATCGCAGACCGGCGGCTTATCCAGTTGGGTCTCAAAGGTAACTGGAAGGTTAAGGAAAACCCACTACCATGGCTAGATTGGGTCATTGGTGGTGACAGCCACAAGAACTTCTTTGAGGGGGTTGTAACGGACTACAATGCCGCAGGGATGGTGGGTGACTGGGGCTGGAGTGATCCAGTAGTAGAACCAGATCAGAAACAAGTTGCTTAAACGAAGAAGGGGCCGAAAGGCCCCTTTTATTGTTGGTGTTGTTATTCCTCTTCTGAAAGCTCCATGTCTTCCATTTGTGATTCGACTATCGCACCTTCTACCGCACGATTAAATTCACCTACATCAGAGAACCCAAGTCGTGAGATAATGTACCGGCCCAGTACAACTTTCTGAGCTTCCTCGATAGGTATTCCTGTATTCCTTTCAATTTCAATTGCCCGATCAAATAACTCACGAGACTGACGTAAGTCTAAGAAACTATCCGCAAGTATCTGAGTTGCTCGTTCTGGTCCGCCTGCTAATTTAAAGAACACTAAAGCCGCCATACGAGACCTACGTCCTTCGACACTAAGCGGTCCTTCAATGTAGTTAACAAGTTGAGAGGTCAGTTTACCGACATCTTCAATACTACCAGTAGCTGATTCACGAATTGCTCTGACATCAAGAGATTCTCGGCCCTTAGCCATATTAGCAATTAATTCAAAGTTCTCACGCTGGGGAGTTCCCTTAGGGAACACCTCTTGGAATACTGGATTATCAGACATAAACTTGTTGATCTTATCCAGAGATAGCTCACCACGTCCCCTCTCAACCATAGAGCCTGATCGAATAGAGTCCAGTACGCCAAATCCAATTGTTGCTCTTAGATCTTCTTTACCAGCTTCGTCTAAGTTATTCCATATCCCACGGAACTTAAACTCGGCATCTGGATCTGCAATAATCTTTTGTATTGCATTAACAGAATCTGAAGCTCCCATACCTTCAGCAAACTTAGCCTCTGGAGAATCTTTTACTTTTTTCTCAAAGGCTTTAAACTGATCCTCCGCTCTGTCAAGGGCTTCCTGTGCGGCTTCTACACTGCTCGTAGACCTACCTAGATCATCTGCAATTCCCTGCACTCTAGCTTTAACATTGGGTGAAAAGTTTAGTAGATTGGATATCTTAGTGTTATCTGCTAGCGCATTTAACTCGTTGGCTAAACGTTCCGCAGACTTGACTGGATCTGTTGGGTCGATGGTAGTGCGTACATTACTGTATATGTCGGATACAAAGTAGTTTTCTATTGCATCGTCAAATTTCTGTAAATCTTGGCCTTCTAGGTTACTGCGAATAGTTTGGAGTACCGTAAGCGGTGCTTCCTCTGTACCTACCTTATCAAGAAGTTTTTGCAGATTGTCCTGTGCTTGAGCAAGCTCAGTGCTAGAGATTTTATCTCCGAACTGATAGTTGCGGAATACTCGGTTGCCGGTGTCTTGCTTGTACAGATCAGAAAACGCCTTAAAGTAGTCCAAGGCTTCTTGACGTTGCGCCAATACTGCAGGGTCATCTATGGATTCTAGAATGATATTTTCTATTCTGCTACCGACCCGATTCAATGCTTCAATCTGGGCGTTGGTATCTGCGTTCCGTTTACTTGCGTTTATAGACTGTAACAAGCCTTCTAAGTCTTTAAGGTTTGCATCTTTGTATTTAATTTTTGACTTTGCACTGTCAATTACATTTTTGAATTCGTCAGGGCTAATAGACTGCCGTACATCTATAATAGTTTCCGTAATATTATCGGGATCTACCTCTGTTGGGGCGTACCCTTTTTTCTGTAGTTCAGATAGCACAGAATCTTTTAACTTTCTGTCTTGAGCTACTAAACGTTTAAACACATTCAAATACGTATCGTTAGTATCTAGCAGTAGTGACGTAGGTCTATCAATGCCTAAATCGTCTAGCACTTGAGAAATACTAAACCGTACATCTGTTGCAGGGATTTCTACGTCTGCAATAGACTCCCCGTATTCCTGAAACTTATTGTTTTTTGTGCTACGAGCGTTTAAGAAAGAGTCACGAACTACCTCGTTAACATCTGCTGAATACGCACGAGACGCTAAGAAATTTCTTTGTGCTGTCTCTCTTGAAACGCCAGTCTCACCTTCCCGAGGTGTCAACCGACTCTTCACGCTTTGCGTAGCTTCTTCTAACGTTTGCTCTAGCGGCTCTACAGTTTCAGCACGTTGAGTTTGTATTTTACGCTCTAGTGCCTCACCTACCCCTGCTCGTGCCCTTTGTCCTGCTTCTTCTGCTTCTGCTCTTGGTATAGTAGGAGTAGCGGCACGTTCTACCACTTGCTCTTGAGTTGCGTATCGACCAATAAATCTTGGAGCAACTTCGGGGCGAGATTGGATTCCACGCTCAACCCCAGCTACAACTCTAGCGGCACCAGCTAGTTCTGGGGACTCCGCAACAACAGGTGCTCCCGTTGTCGGAAGGGTTATTTGTCCTGCCGTAGGTTTATAGTCTTCTACGTATTTGCGTATTGTATCGGTATCTGTCTTTGATTTAATGTAATCAACTAAATTCATTCCTGAAGAATCAAAATCTTCAATTGAACCAGATTCCATTCTATTTAGAATTTCATTTCTTTGCCCACGGGTGGCTACTTTATTAGCCTGTTTAATTAAATCGTCTGCGTTTAAGTAGTCGGTTAAACTTGCACCATTCGTGTTACGAGCAAAGTTCTCATCTACTAAACGATTAATGCCCTCTAGTGCTTTGATTCTTTCTTCTTTAGTTGTAGCACCTGCGCCCTGAGCAGTTAAATCTGACATACTTCTAGCCAACGCATTTTGTATTTCCTTATCACCGGAAAAAATAGCGGCGGGGATTGCGTTGAGTACCCTAGTAATTGTGGAAATCCCACCTACCTTGTTGAGTCCTGTAAGTAGGGCATCAGTACTTGCGTTTAAGGCAGTACCCTCAATTAAAATTTGAAGTTTGCCTTGTAAATCTTCGTTTTCTAAAATTTCAGTTTCAAATTCAGTAAACGTCGGTGTTTCTTCTGTAGTTACAAAGGCTTCACCTACAGGAGCACCAACCATCCTAGTAATGTACTGTGTCCACTTAGGCGCATTATATAGGGCACCTGAAAGCAATCTAGCCGCACCAGCCGCCCCAGTTGCACCCGCAACACCTAAGGTTATCATGTCAGAACCTACGTTAACGAGATCTGATTCATCACGAATTTTAGGAACTGCGTTCTTTGCGTCTTCACCTAAAATAGATGCAAAGCCACGAGATATGTCTAGAGCACTTTTGCCTAGCATCATCGCTATCGGATCGTCCGCAAAAGCTGGTGCCGGGATAACGTATTTTTCACCTTCTTCCGTAGTAAACACGTTAGGCGCACTGTCAATATCGGACTCTAATTGACTGATTCGCATCTGCAAATCGGGAGTGCGTAGGTTAGCAGGAGTTTCTTTTAACTTTTGCAGTTCTAAGAACTCATCAGAAACACCCCTAGCAAGGGCAAACGCTTCTTGCTTGTCTTGCTCTAATTCTTCTCTTTGCTGTGCAATAGGTTGTCTGCGACCTAAGTCTTCTTCAATAAAACCAAAAGGATCTACAGTCTCTGTCTTTAACTTCTGTTCTCGTTCTATTAAATCATCATACACAGCTTGACGAGTTACCGGAGTAACTTTAACGTCCTCTGAAACATCTTCTAACTCTGTAGGATCAAGAAGTTGCTTTGACTCTTCTTCCTCAATGGGTGCACCCAAAGACTCTGGGTCCAGCAAATTTTTCATTTCTTCATCAGTTACAGACATGCATTAGTCCTTAGAAGTGTATTGTTCGTAGACGGATTGCGAAATGGCCCCTTTCTCAAGAGCACTTTCAAGAGATATTCTTCGTGTCACCTCTTCCCCATCTTTAGTGAAGGTGTATACGATATCGTTTCCTACGACACTAGATTTTGTAATGCCTCGGATGTTTAACGGAACTTTAATATCTGTCTCTTCTTCTGCGGGTTGCTTAGTCACATCCTCATCTGAGAATTGATCAAGCGCATTCTCGTCTTGCAAGAACTTAGGACCTTCAATTGGTTCAGACACCGGAGCGTATTGCTCTGCAAGATCCGTGTACACATCCCGATCCATGGGGCTGTAATTGTTGCTTTGAGACCGTTGTATAATTGTCGTGTACACTGGGTTTTCTTGGATTGCCAGTGCGTCATTTTCTAAACTAATTTGCATTTCTGCAGACTTTGTTTTAATTAATTCTGCAAAACGTAAGGGTGACGTAGCTTGGTACTGCTCAAGACGTGCCTTGACATCAAAATCAGACGGTCTAGATTCATTGTCTGCCTGAATTTCTGCAATGGCCATACGCATAGCAATATTCTGCATTAGCTTCCTGTTAGTATTGGCCAATTCTGCCGCCTCTAACACGCCACTGTTAAGTGCTTCCATTAAAGTCACAGACTCATCTTCTAACTGCTTGGTAGCCGCTCGTGCGTCCAATTCTGTGGGTACAGGATTACCATTACTGTCTGTTTTAAGCGGGAATAAACCAGCTAAGCCAGCGGCTTCTGTTTTTAATGAACTAGACAGTGCACCCAAACTCGTGAACAGAACTGAGTAGTTTTCTCTGTCTTGAGCGTACGGAGCCATTAGATCCGCCATGTCCGCAAATTGACGTGCCCCACGACGACGAGTTATGTAGTCACCTGATGCTTTCTTAAACGAAGGCCAACCAGCATTGTTTTTCAGACTATCTTCAGCTTCTGCTGTACGGTTAGCATATTCATTGGGATCTTCTGTAACATCTTCAGACCGTTTAGGTAGCGCACCTTCCCAAGTGTAATCCGCAGGAGCCTCAACAAATTTACCATTTTCAGTAGACCAAATTTCACGCAATCCCGTGCGAACATTAAATCTACCCCTAGCGGTATCAGTTTCTTCTGTTTGCGGGTTAACAAAGCTAAATGTACCGTACTCTGTGCCTGTGCCCG